GGGAATGGTGGCCTCCGATGACGACGCCGGCCAGGTTCGTCGTCGTACGGGAGCGAGCTCCGCCTTCTCGCGCTCACCGCGCGCGCCACGCACGTGCTGAACCGCCGCGTGGACCACGACCAGGGCAAGCCGTGACGAGACAAAATAGGCAACGGCCCGCTTCCCTTTCGGGAGGCGGGCCGTTGTGTTCATGCGCGGAGTAGGCGACGAACGAAGACCAGAAGCTACGCGAACGTGTCGGCGTCGGTCAAGCCCCGAAGCTCGTCGAGCGTTCCGAAGAATCGATCGCGGTCGACCTCGCCGTCTACGCCATCCACGATGCCGGGGGCCGCGACACGAACGGCGACGCCGGCCGCCACCGCCGCTCGAGCGTTCGAGCCCCACACCTGATCGCCCGGAGCGTAGTTGCGATCGAGGTGCGCCCAAGGCTTTGTGATCGTCGCGATCGAGTTGCCGGCCCACTGGTGGAACGTGGCTCGAGACCACGGGCCGAAGACGGGCGGAAAGGCCGCACCGTACGCCGCGGACGCGAGCCGGCAATCGCCGACCGCGAGCTTTGCCAGCGCTGACGTGCCGTCGCTACCGAGCAAGCCCCAGAACCCTTTGCCGGTGTAGATCGTGGGGCGGTGCCCGCGTCGAGCTCGGTACCGTTCGACCCATCCGCCCACGAAATCGATCACCTGTGCGGGAGTGCGACCGTTGAGCGATTCGACATCGAGCCACGCGGGGAAGTCGATGGGCACCGAATCGATCGCCGAGAGGAGCGCGTCGGCGTCGTCGGCGAAGTCGGCGTCGGCGAGTGCGTACTGGTAGACGCTGACGAGGTGGCCCGCCGCTCTCGCCGCCGCGATGAACGGCCGGAAGGTGGCGTCGGGCGCGGCCTCCCCGGCTTGCGTTCGCACGACAACGAACCGAACGCCGGCAGCGAAGAGGCGTTCGAAGTCGACGCGCGCGCCGGCCTGAGCGATCGAAAGGTCGACGCCCTCGACAACCGACGGAGCGACAACGCAACCGCCGGCCGCCCATGTCGCGGGGCCCACCACGCCGTCGGCGCCGAGCCCGTGCGCACGCTGAAAGGCGATCGTTCGGTCGTGCGTGCGAGGACCAAAGACGCCGTCGGGATTCAGGCCGAGAACGCGCTGCCACGTCGCGACGTCGACACCCACGGACCCCATGCGGATAGTGAACATACCTACACCCTCCCACTACCGCCCTGGCGACTGCCCAAGGGGAGCAACCGACGTCCCCAACCAAACCCCGGACCCCCTCCCCAAAAGACGCCCACAGCGTCAAATTGGCGGACCCTGGGGGGTTCTGGCCCCCTCCGGACCATTCGGATTTCGAAGGTGCCAGGACGCTGCGCGAAAGGGGGAGACGGTCCCGACGTTCCCGCACCACGCGCACTCGAGGGGGAGCCCCTCGGCTCTTCCCTCCGCGCACGCCGGACACGGTACGGGGGCGACGATGGGGGCGCGCTCTACCACCGAAGCGCGACCACTTCGAAGTTCAGCGCCGGATCGTCGATGACGTTCGTAGCGTCGGGCGTGCCGCCTTGCGTCGACCATCGCCACTTCCACGTGCCCGCGGGCGAGCTGGCGGTGAGCTGCAGCTTGAAGACGAAGTAGCCAACCTCCGGATGCTCGGTTGGCGTGGTCGACGTGATGACGGTTCCGGTCGGCGGATAGATCTGAATGTCGTGCGTGAGCGGATCGGCGGGGACCTCGTTGCCGTTCGCGTCGCGCGCGTAGCAGCGAAGGAAGAGGTAGACGGGCTGGCCGGCGGTGTATCGGGCTTGGTCGCTGCTGCAGGTCACGTGCTGCCTCCGTCGTTGGTCGCCTTGACTTCTCCGCGCGGGCTCACCGAGCCGAGCTCACCAGACAGGTCTACACCATCCGCGGCGCCAGAGATCGCCGCACCACCGATCGTGACGCTGAGGTAGCCCGCCGTGGCGACCTCGCCGGAGGGCGAGACGCCTCCAAGGCTGCCGGCGAGTCTCGAGATGACCGCGCCCCCGAACGCGTAGAAGACAAACTCGGTGGCGCCGCCGCGAGAGAGCTCGACGGGCCTCGGCCGGGCCACGAACGCGTGAACCGAATCGAGCTCGACGGGAGGCGGCGACGGCGCGGCGAAAACGACCGGCAACACCACCGACCCGAGATCCGTAGCGCGCGCGCGCACGGCTCCGGTGGGAGCGATTGCGGCGAAGAACAGGGGCGGGGTGACCACGCCGTTCGCGACCTCGATGCCGACACTCGCGCGACGGCGAACGACGGATCGCGGGAACTCGACGGTGGCCAGCGGCGACGTGCGTTCCGGCGCCACGTTGGAGGCGATCAAGCCGGCCGCCATTGCCCGCCGAGCGGTCTTGTCCGAAAAGACCACCGCGGCGATCGTCGGGGCGATCTGCACCGCCGGCACCGCGATGCTCGCGGCGTCCGTTCGCCGAGCTCGAGTGAGCGCGTCGGGGAACACCGTCACCGAAAGGGAGCTGAACGCCGAAGGATTCGTCGCCGAGCGCTCGTCTCCCACGGTCCACGCAATCGGCTTCCTTGCGCGTCGGGTGACGTCGGGAAAGACGGCGACGAAGTTGGCGATCGTTCGCTCCGGGACCTGACCTTCGACGGCTTGCCCGTGAGCGAACGGTCGCAGCCGACGCGTGATGTCCGGGAAGATCGTCGTCGAGCTAGGCACAGCAGCGACCGGCGGCACGAAGCCATCGACGCTTCCGCCTGGCGTGATCGATCGCAGTCTGCGCGTGACGTCGACGAACAACGGATCGCAGATCGCCGACGTGCGATCGATAGGCGTGACCTCGGCGTCGCCTACGGCCGGCGCGCGGCCGCGCACGATGCGGTCAGGGAAGCTCGTCAGGCCGACGTTGGCGACGAACGCTGATGCAGCGATCGGCGATGGGTAGCCGCCAAAGCCCTCGCGCAGAGCGGAGGACAGACCTCGAGCTCGATTCGGCAGCGATGCGTCACCGAAGAGCGGCACCAGCGGAGAGAACGGGGCGCCAACGGGCCACGTAGAAAACGCCGCGGCGACCATGACGGCCGCGCCCGCCGAAACGTTGGCGGTCGCCGTGCGAGCTCCCGCGGGGTCGGCGGTGAGGTCGTCCTCGAGCATGTCGCCGAAGGCGTTGATGCCGCGAGAGACGAAGCCGGTGCCCGCGCTCGTGGCGACGCCGGCAGGCACCGAGAAGCCGATCACCAGCGTGCTGTTTGCCGACGTCGAAAAGCTCGAGGTGGTGGCGACGGTTCCGCTCGCCGTGACGCCGTTTGCGCCAACGTCGAGAGCGCTGATGAGTGACTGCCCGCGGTACTCGGCGACTTGGATTCCAATCAGACCGGGCGTTGCTCCGGTCCACGTAACGGTGACCGTGTTCGCGCCGGCCGCGCTGTTCTCGCAGTACCAGATCTCGCCCGCTGCACCGACAGTGGCGTCTTGCGCGTAGGCGTTGGTCGCTCGCTTCCAGACGTTGCCGCGCGTGTCGGTGATGGTCGAGATCTGGTTGACCGCAAAGTTGTCCCAGAGCACCGCCGCGATCAGCAGGTTGCCCGACGCGTTGGCAGCGCCGAACGCGCATGAAGACGAGAAGGTCGAATCGCTGTACCGGACGAAGCCGAACCGCACCTGAGGCGGCTCGACGAACGATGGCACGGCAGCGACCGGAACGCGCCGAGGCGCGGCGATTCGATCGGGGTGCGACGTCATCCCGGTTGGGATGAGCGCGTTCGGCAGGATGGGCAGAGAGAGCGCGAACGCGCACGCCGCAGCGACCGGCAGCACTCGACGCATCACGCGTTCCGGAAACACCGACGGTGTGATAGCCGGCGCCGCGGGTGGAGCGGTGCCGGCGTCGGAGATTGGCCGAGTGGAAAGCGGCGTGTCGCTGATCACGCGTCACCACCACATGACGAACACGAACCCGGGCGCACCTCGACCGCCGGCCGCACCGGTGACCCCAGCGCCGCCACCACCGCCGCCAGAGCAGAATCCGCCGGCCTGACCGCCCGCGCCGCCGACGCCAGCCGTCGCCGATGAGCCGCCGCCGGTACCTCCGGTGCCTGCCCACGGGAACGTGTGCGCCTGGAGGCCGTGCTGCCAGCCGAGGCCCGGGTTGCCCGGGTTGCCCGGACCACCCGCGACGCCGGTGCCGCCCGCGATCGTGGGCACGAGGCCTGCGCCGGTGATCTGTCCTCCGTTGAACACCGCATTGGCTGCGGTCGCTCCAGCGCCGCCCGTGCCTCCGCACCACGGGACACCCGAGGCGCCCCACACGACCGCCGCCGAGTTTGCGGTGATCGATGACGCGCCGCCGATCTGACCGGCGATGGCCTTCCACGTCCCGAGTGCCGACCAGGCGGAAAGGAGGTTCGTCGCGATCGTTTCGGCCGCGCCACCACCGGCCGCGGCCGCGGTGCCTGCGGGACCTCCGACCGCAGCCGCTGCGCCGCTCACGAGAATCACGTTGGCCGCGTTCGTAGAGTTGGGCTGGCACGAGACCCACGAGCGCTGTCCGTTGCCGCCCGCGACGCCCGAGCCAGTCGAGCCGATGCCGCCTACGCCGGCAGCGATGTAGATGTCGCGCGGAAGTAGCAGCGTCGGGAGCACGATCGCCGCGCACGCGCCAGAACCACCGCCGCCGCCGCCCGATTTGACCGTCGCGGTGGCCGCCGTGAATCCGCCACCGCCGCCGCCTCCGCCACCACCGGCGACGAACATGATCTGCGACGCGTTCTTCGGGACGCGGAACGGGCACCAGTCGCCCGCGGTTGCCGCCTGAACACCGTGGCCGACGTACAGGCGAGAGAGCCCGCGCCTCGGGTTGAATCCGCCGAAGAGACGATCCACCTCAGTAGTCTCCGCCGATGACCGTCGCGCGCCAGTTCGTGTTCGCTGCGGGTGTCCCGTGCGAGGTGACGAGGATGGTCGAGCCCGCCGGAAGACGGAAGCCGAGCGGAATGTCGATCGCGTACGCTGCCGCGCTCGCGTTGTCGGCGTTGACGGCCGGGGACGTGACCTCGTCCCAGAGGAACGTGTTGGTCGACGCCGTGGCGCCAGACGCCTGCGTCGAGATGAACACGCGGAGAACCGTCGCGGTCATCGCAGTGGGCGTGGTCGCCGTCGGGAAGAAGCGCAGCGTGTCGACCCAGCTACCGTTCGTCGCGTCGGCGGTGAAGGCGAGGAAGATGTCGGTGCCGATCGTTCCACCGCCCTGCGACGACGTGTTCGCCGCCGTGATGAGGACTGAGTTGACCTTCCCGTTTTTGGGGAATTGCGGGTTCGTGTTGCCGGCCATAGTGGGTCCCTCAGAAAGTGATCGTCATGTTTTGCATGGCAGCGACGACGCCGCTGTCCGCGATGTTGTCGGCAGCCAGCGTGACGAAAATATCTTTGCTGCCTGCGCCCCAGTTCACGAGCGAGTTGCTGTTCGACGAGCGAAGGACGATGTCACGCGAGATGGTGGTGGCGCTTGTGAGCGTGCCTTCGCCTACCTCCCAGCTGCTGCCGTCGGTCATGCAGTAGCAGATGGGATCGCCCACCGCGAACGCGGCGGCGAACGCCTGATACCCCGCAGGCGGCGTACCGCTCACCGTGACCGTTCCCGTTCCGGTGGTGGTCGTGGTGTCTTTGACGCGGTCGGCGTAGCCCATGGGTCACCCGATGAGAGAGCGGAGGAGTCGATCTCGCGACTCCATTCGCTCGAGCTTTTTTTCGAACGGATCGCACGAGGCTTTGCCGGCGCATACGGGGCACGTCAGGCGCATGCAGAGCTTGCACAGCCCACCCATGTCGGCCGGGTCCTGCCGCGGCTTGACGAAAACGATGGTGTTGCAGTGCCCGCAGGTGAACGAGTCTTCTTCGCCGATGACTTTGCCGTCTCGCGTCTCGATGCCGTATCCCTGCGGGCGCCGCATCACTTCACCTGGTCGACGTCGACCGAGATCCGGTGGTTGATGTTGTCGTCGCGCACGTCCTCATCGTAGCGACCGCGGATCGATACGCCGACGCGCGCACACCCGAGAGCCTTGGCGACGGCCACGGCGGCGCCGATCGCCGTGTCGACCTGAAGATCGACTTCGGCGGGGAACGTGGCGAGCTTCCGCTCCTCCTCGGCCTTCGCCATGATCGCGGCGCGTTCCGCGGCCGACGGCGCGCCGTTGGCCTCGAGCGTGGTCTTGGCGAACACGTTGCTCGCCCGAAGCTCCCGATGCTCCTTGGTCGTCGCGTACTCGGCGTGGAGCGCATCGCCGAGCGAGCTCGCGTCCACGGGCCCCACAGAAAGAATCCACTCGTGGATCATGTCACTGCTCCTCGAAGTGCACGTCGTAGTCGAAGCTGGTGGTGGTCGCCGCCGAGAGCCCGAGCATGAACCCGTTCGACGCGGTCGCCGGGATGATGAGCTCTCCACCGGGCTGCGCCACCCAGCGGAACGTCGAGCGCTGGTTCAGCGCCTTGCGGAAGGCGAATGCGTTGGACGTCAGTGTGGGATCGACCGTGATCGTATCCTTTGCGACGATGGTGGAAGCGAGCGTGTCGGCCGCATCGAGCATGTTCGGCGTCAACGCGGCGCCGGTGCCCGCGGTCGTGCACCGCTGACCAATGTGGGTGAACGCCGAATCGGCCGGCGTTGCGCCGCAGCCGAGCGTCCAGTCGTAGATCTTCGCGCGTCGCGGGCTCGCGGCGGCAGCGGTGATGATGGCCACGCTCTGAACGTTGGCAGCTCCCTTGTTTGCAGCGATCGATGCCTTTGCCATGGTGGCCTTCCTTGTGTCCGGTCGTGATGGGTTACGAATCGTTCTTCAGTTCGGCGAGCGCCGCCTCGCTCTTCCCGTGTTCGGGGAGGAGCGCCGTGACGGCTTTCGAGAGTGCGTGATCCGGCTGCGCCTCGACGGACGGGCGCAACCAGGAAGCCAGTGCCGGCACCGCCTTCGCCAGACCGGCGAGGACGGAGCCAGCAACGTCGATGACGTCGGATGCCGAGCTCATGACGCCGGGCAGCTCCCGCCCGCGAACGCGGCACCCAGCTTCACGGCGTCCGAGATGAGCAGCGGCACCTTGACCCCTGCCGCCACCATCGCCTGAAGCGCGCCGTCGAGCGCGCGCACGGCAGACCCGATGGCGCACGCGATGTCCTTGTGATCGATGGCGTCCCACACGTCGACTTGGTTCGCCGCCGACATGATGGCCGGCCGAGCAACGCCGTACGCCTTGGCGCAGACCTCGAGCATCTTCTCGTTCGCGCTTGCCTTGCCCGCGATGGCACAGAGCTCGTCAGCCGAGCGAGCGCCCTCTGCGACCAGCATCACGATCGCGCGCGCGGTCTCTCGAGCGGGGTTCGTCACGGCACCGTTGGGCGACGCCGCCGCGGGCGCGCACGATGCGGTGGCGGAACCAGCGAAGAGCGACGCCAGAACGAGGAAGAGGATGATCGGCAAGGGGGCCGCCGGAGGAGGCGGGGGCGGCGGGTCCTTGTCGCTGGCCGACCGCACGATGGCGGGCGCAAAGAGAGCGAGCAGAGTCGCCGCGCCGGTGCCGGCGATGGCGAGCTCGGCGCCGTGTCCGGTCAGGAAGAAGACGGAGACGAACGCAAGGGTGGCGACGAGCGCGACGATGGCGAGCACGGACGGTTGGAGCTTCATTTGTGGATCTCGATGTGGAGGTAAAGCCACCACGCGACGCCGATCACGGTGGCGATGAGGGTAGAGACGATCGGCATCATCCAGAGCATCAGCTTGATGGCCCGGAGCAGCGCCACCATTTCGCGGAAGAGGCGGAGCATCGCGACGTGCTGCCGGCCGACCTGTTCGGCGTACGGGCGCACGTTCTCCGGTACCTGCAAGATCAGGCGCTGAACGCCAGTCGGGATCTCCTCCTGGTCGAAGTCGGCGAGGTCGTGGTGGCTTGGCATTGCTTCGGTCATGTCGACCCCACGATAACCTCGACGACCCCAGTTGGATTGTCGCGCAGGTACTCGATCACCCGCTCGGCAAACGCGCGGTGTGCAGTCGGCATCTTTCCGACGGTGGTCGTAGCCGAATCGCGCTCCAGCATCGCAGGCCAATGGAGAACGATTGGATGGGCTGGAGTGAACCGAGCCGGTTCGGCAAGTATGAATGGGGGTACCTCGAGCACGAGCCGCTCGGACGTTTCTTCGATGGTCTTCATGAAAACCTCAGTAGTAGGGCACCTTCCGTGCCGTGCCTCCGATGTGGATCGTGACGTATCCCGCCGGAGTCGCAGGCAATGCGCCTGCTCCACCTGCGCCCGGAGCCGTCGCGGTCGTGGCGAGCGAAGCGAGGTTGAGTTCGGCTTGGGTGAGCGTTGTGCGGCCGGCGAGTGAGTCGAACGTGGCCATCTCAATGCTGCCGGCGGCGTAGATGCGTACCTTCCCGAACGCAAGTGGGTGAGCTGCCGAGAGGACCAGGTCAGACCCATCGCTGTAGGCGCTTGGGTTCGTTCCTGTGGGTGTGGCGCCGTTGGCGAGCAACCAGAGTGCTCCGTACCCGGTCTCGCTACCAACGAGCGGACCGAGAGCGGCGAAGGCGTCGCTCCCACCGTTCCCGAACGAACCTACCCCATGCGCTCCGGCAACCTTGGCCCGCGTGACACCGCTTGCCTTCAGAAGAAGGCTCTTTGTCGCATCGAAGTCTAGTTGTGCGTCGCCACCGGCGAACGCATTGCCATCGAGCTTCACGTTCCCTGCGTCGAAGCTGATCGTCCCGCCGTTCGCGAGTGTCATCGTGTTCGCGTTTGCGAGTGGCCAGGTGCACGCATCGAACCGAACGCGCGCGCCGTCACTCGTGACGCTCGTCAGATCTATGTTGCACGCATAGAACCGAACGACGCCACGATTGTCCGGCGTGACAGTGCCCTTGATGGTTCCTGCGCCGTAGTAGAAGTGGCATCCGACGAAGTTCGCTCCGTTGACGAGCGGTTCGATGTGTACGGCTTCGACGGTCGAATGGTTGAAGCTGCACCCCGTGATCTTTGGGTGTCCGTCGTTCCCGTTCGCGTTGTCGATGTAGCATCCATACGAGTTGAGCTCGAAGCTGCACCCCGTACCGTTGAAGTTTCCTGCGTTGATTCGAAGCCCGTACGTTCCTCCGTACCCCTTCACGTTCGTGGCGACCACATAGTCCATGCCTTCGGTCCGGATCGCTGCACCGTTGACAGGAACGTAAACGCGCACGCGCGATATCTGGACGCCGCTCTGGGCCTCTTCTCCAGTCGAGACACGGATCCCGTCGCCACCTGGTGTAACGATATCGACATCAGAGACGACGCCGTCAGAATGGCCGCCAGCGTTCACGCCATGGTTATTCGCGCCAGCGCCAAACGTGCCGATGAGTTTGCACTGGTAGATGCCACATCCCGGCCCGCCGAACGGTGGCGCGATCGACTGATTGCTCGTGCATTGGAGCGCGCTCTTCTGGCCGACACCGATGATCGCGCATCCAGCAGCAAGTAGGCCGGTGTAGCCATCGATGATGTACGTCTTCGCTTGGAGTAGTATAGGTTTTGCCGCCGCTAGAGCCATCGTCATGGCGGCAGCGTCTGTGGCGTTGTCGCCACCCTTAGCGCCGAACTGTTCGAGTATCACGCAGCCATCCAGCGTCGTCACCTGGCGAACGTTGATCGTGAGGTCGCCCACGGCGTTGCAGTCGCCGACGTAGAATCCGGAGACGCACAGGGCGCTCGTCGAGCGCACCAGTTTGCCGGAAGAGTCCACGCCGACGGCGCTCGCCACGCCCACGCCGAGCCCGGTGATCGACGCGAGCACGACGCCCGACGTCTGACCGTAGATCTGCCCGCTCGAGCTCGCGGTGGTCGCGACGCCGCTCGGGATCGGCGTTTGCGTCAGGTTCGCGGTGTTGGCCACGAGGGCGTACCCGCCCACCATGACGAACGCGTACCCTTTTGGGACAGACCCGCTTGCGTTGTACGAGCTGACCGATGGCCCATCCGGGCCAGGAATCTGCTCGGTGACCACGATGGTGTCGGTCAAGTCGTCCTCCGTCCGATGTACTTGCCGGCCATGAAGGTGACCGGTTCACCGCTCGCGTAGGTCACCACCAGTGCATGAATGCCCTGGTAGAACGGCGACACCGACACGCTGAGCTTTTTGCGGATCGTTTCGATCTGCTGCGCCGTGATGACCATCGAGATCTGGCCGTCGAGCAGGGTGATTCCGCCGCCGTCGGTGAGCGTGAGGATCGTCGCGCACCCGAAGTCTCGCCGCACGGTCCACAGCGCGTGAGCTCCGCCGAGTGGCTGCGGCACTCCGGAGGACGTCCAGAGGAAGTTGCGGCGCCAGGTCGTGTTGCCTTCGACCCTGAGATCGTAGTCGATGACGGGCATCAGTCTGCCACCGAGAGGGTCTTGACCTGCCACTGCCACTTGAGCGTGGTTGCGGCCGCGCCGGTGGCCTTCACCAGCACGTCGTTACCCGAGACCACGAAGGTGATGGTCCACGGGTTGCCGTCGGCGTCCGTCCCGAGATCGGTCGGCGAGGTCCCCCATGCGACGGGGCCAGCCCCGTTGCGATAATACTTCTGCCGATACGCGAAGAACGCCTTGGTAGCGGTCGCTGCCTTCTTGACCGAAGCATAGACATCGATCGTGATGTTGCTGTTGGCCGGGACCGGAATGGTGGCGAACGTGGTGACCGTCGCGTCGGAGGTGGAGAGAAGGCCCGCGGAGCTCGAGCCGGCGTTGCCGCGGATCAAGTTGTTGATCTTCGTGATCCACCCGAAGGCCAAGCTGCCTTCCTGGCGCTCGTTCGAAGCCATCAGGCGCGAGCCGCAGTAGATGCCGAAGGTCGTCCGGTACGAGCTCTGGGCCTTCCGGTTGATGTCGATCCCGTTGTTCACCAGCGATTCAAAGATGAGCGCCCACGGCGCCGCGGGAGCCACGAAGGTCGCGGTCTTGGTCGTCGAGTTGATGGTGATGGCGGGCGCAGCGACACCATCGTCGAGCCCCACGATCGCGATCGACCAAGGGCCGACGCCGGCCGTGCTGGCGAGCTGGATGGTGATGGTGTTGCCGGCGGTGACGTCCACGCCGTTCGTGGTTGCCCGCGGCGCGCCAGCGCCATCGGCAACGGTGCAGACGGGGGAGGGATTGGCCATCGATCCTCAAAGGCTTGCGGTATGCACGCGTTCAGTTGCGTGCGGGGGTGAAGCTGCCTAGCTTCGCAACATGCGACACACGGCAACCATTGCGCTCGGACTCGTTCTCACCATGGCATGCGGAGGGTCGGTGACTGCCGATGCCGACGGCACCGGCTCGCCGCCGACTGACAGCTTGCGGCCGATGCTCCTGGTCGACGGCGGCGTCGACGCAAAGCCCGACGCCGATTCGTGCTGGCGATGCGCCGACCGCGCGTGGCGAAACGTGTGCGTCGTCCCGGCGGTTCGAGCTCCGGACGCCGAGAGCTGCGCCCACTGCGGCGAGCACTGCGTGTCCGATCCGGTCGATGCCGGCGGCGACTAGAGCGCGTTGCCGCCGTCGCCAGACCGCAGCGAGGCGAACGTGGTCTTGTCGGCTGAGTTCCAGGACATGAAGCCGTTGCCGCCCGAGCGGAGGTAGCGGCGAGCTGCGCTGCCGACGAGGCGGCCGGCGAGCTTCCACGTCGCCCCTCGGTCTTGCGAGTAGGCCACGCGCGCGTCGTCGTTCGTCATCACGATCAGGTCGCCCACGCAAGCGACGTCACTCGCCACGAAGTCGGCGCTGATGGTTGTGACGAGCGACCAGTTCAGGCCGCCGTCGGTGCTGCGGTAGAACTCGGTGCGACGCGTGCCGGTGGTGGTGGAGACGGTGATGTACCATTCGTCTCGGACCGAATTCCACGCGGGCTTGCCGAGGAGCGAGTTCGCGCTCGCGTCCGCAGCGGTCATGGCGAGCGTCACCTGCACGTTGTTCCATGTCGCACCGCCGTCGGTGCTCCGCATGATGTTGAGGCGCGGCACGCTCGCATCGATGTAGGCCGCGATGGCGCGACCCGGGATGCACGTCACTTCGGGCGCCTGCGTGCCGACGTAGGTGGACCACGCCGCCGGCACGGTACCGCCAGTCCACGCGCCGGTGCCTGCGGTGGAGAAGTCTGCGTGACCCACTGCGCCGGTGCGGTAGACCGCGATGAACTTCGCCGCCGTCGCCTCGTAGTCGCAACCGCCGCCAGCCGGAGCGGCAACCAGATTGCCCGAGGACGGTACCCAGGTGTACGTGGCGTACGCGGTGCGAGTGCCGGTGTGGATGTTCGTTGCGTTGGTCATCACGACCACGCTGCCGCCGCTCGAGACGGCTACGTCGACGTCGACCTTTGCAGCGCCGCCGAGAGAGGCGGTGAGGTTGGTCCACGTGCGCCCTTCGTCGAAGGTCACCTCGAGAAAGTCGTTGCCGCCGTCGCCGACCGCGAACCACGCTTGGTCCTTCGCCGACCACGCGCCGCGCTTCAGGTTGTTGGTCGTGCCGCCCTTGATGGTCCAATTCAGAGCGGCCGCGAGCGATTGCGCCAACGTCATCTGCGCGACGTCCACCGCCGCGGCATGGTCGATGTCGAGCGCGTTCATCTGCGCGCTCGTGAGCTTCTCGTTGACGGCCCAGCCCGCCGGTTTGACGCGAGTGAAAGCCATGGGTCAGCTCACGCTCAGCAGGGCATGGCCAAGCATCCTCGCGAGCGCTCGGTCGAGGACGAACTGGACGGGCTCCGGCGGCGTCGATCCGTCCGACCGAAGAACGTTCGGCTCCGAGATGGTGACGACCACGAAGCGTTTGTCGGTGTGCGGCTGGACCACCACTCGTGGCATGCGCTCACCGTGCGCGAGGCGCGCGGCGCACTCGTCGCACTGGAAGATCTCGGCGGACTGCTGCCGCACGAGCTCACTGCCGCATTGGAAGCAGGTCTGCATCAGTCGAATGCCTCGTTGTCCAGGTTGTGTTCGTCATCGAGGTAGAAGCCAGCACCGAAGCCGCTGAGTCGGAACCAATCGAACGTGATCCACGCCGGCAGCACGCCATCGAGCGCGACCATCAGCGCACCGCATCGAGCGTAGAAGTCTTCGTCGCTCATCGAACTGGGTTGCGTCACCTTCACGGCCAAGTGAGCGACGCTCGAGTACCAGTTGATCGCGCCGTGCGAACCCATCGGCCACCCCGTCGGCGTCCACACCGACGCCGCCGAGCTGTCGGTGTGAACCACCGCCACGAATGCCGCGCCGAGGATGCTGGTGCAGATCCCCAGGATGGTGGGTGGATCGGCGAACCCGACGCGCGCTTGGGCGACTGCGATGCGCGCTCGACGATCCTGCAGGGTGTCGGTGGGGAACGACGGAAGGGCGTAGATCTTTTCCCACCGTTGCAAAAAGTCGGTGACGCGCTCTCCCTGCCACTGGTTTGCAAGGCGCGCGTTCTGGCTCCACATGGCCTGAAGGCACCGCGCTTCCGCCAAAAGCTCGAGGTAAACGATGCCGTCCGGATCGAGCGCGTCGTACGCCGTACCAAGTTGGGACGCGAGCGATTCTACGATGTGCTTCAGCGATGGGGTGCCACCGCCGAGGCGTTGGGGGGACGGCGAAAGACCACCGAACGTAGGCATCAGCCCGTCTCCACCAGGACCACCTTGCCGGTGAAGTCAGCGGCGGCGCCCGCGAGGTTCCACAGGCGAACCGTAACGACGTTCGCCGCCGTTACCTCGGCGTTTGCGATGGCCGCCTGGTTCTCGAAAAACGCCTTGGCCCATCGCAAATTCAGCGCATGGCTCTCGCCGAGTTCGTCGGTGACAGTGGCCGGCCACGTGAGCGTGTACACGCCGGCACCGGTGCGAGCGAGCACTGGGCGCACCGAGAGATCGTTGCCCCACATCGAATCATGCGGGTTGGTAAGGGCGAAGGCTGGGGTGGTGGGGTCGCTGGTGAAGCGCGCCCATGCGCGGGCCGCGGTGTGCGTCATCGCCGCGGTGGACGCCTTGCACGCGTTCATGCCGTCGGCATCCTGGTCCGTCGTGGGGTCCTCCACCGGCCACGCGTTCGTGAGCACTCCGCCGTACGTGGCCACCGTGTCGATGTCGGGCGTCGTCATGGTCTGCCTCAGATGATCGGGAAGAACCCGATGTGACGCGGGATGAGCTGGTTGGGCGGCGAGGTGACGGCGCCAGGGACCGCGGGCGTGGTAGTCGATCGGTACAGGTAGGACGTATCGGTCACCTCGTCGCCGCTGACCTCGACCTTCCGCAGAAGCGAGCTGTCGAACGATGCCGGCCAAGAGTTGGTCGTGAGCGGGTGTCGGTAGGCGCGCGCAAGAACGCTCACATTTGCCGTGAGTTCGCCGGGGCCCATCAGCGCGGTGGCGTCGATGAACGCCTTCACGTACGCATCCATATTCGACGCGTCGGGGAAGACGAAGGGCGTTCCGCCGAGCGCGAGCGCCGCAGCGAGGTTGGCGAAGGGCGTGTCGACCGTCACCACGTAGGCGCCCACCGAACCGGTGAACGAGACCACCTTGGCTCGCTTGAGCTCTCCCACGATCGGATCGAAGAAGCAGATCCGGGTGACGTTGGCCGTCGGCGCCGTGTCTGCGTTGACGGTGAACGTAGCCCCTCCTGGGCTGACCGAGGTCACGTTGCCGCTCGGGAACACGGTGGTGCTGAGCATGCGCGGCCAGGGCGTTCCGTCCGTCCAGCCGCCACCGGGCCCCGCGGGTGAAGCTTGTGGGGACGGGGGCAGGGTCAAGCCGACCATCACGTCGACGTTGACGTCGGTCACGGTGGTGGTGACCACTTCCACCCATTCGGGGATGACGCCGGCCAGGTAGGGCACAACGGTGCCGGCCATCACTGAGCTCGAGACCTGGCGAGACTTGGAGGTCTTCGACGCGTAGCCGACCACCACCACTCGGACGGTCGCCGGCCCATTGGCAGCGGGGTGGCAGAACGCTTTCTGAACGATCGGCGTCGACGCTTCTGCGTATTCGTTGAGCTGCGCCCAGTTCCCGCTTCCCGGCGGGTTCTGCAAGCGATCGAGCAGGCGCGCGCGCGACGTCTCCTCGTCCTCCGCATCGTGGCCGCCGGTGAGGCCGCCCGTGCCGACGAGCTGCTTCTGGTTGCAGTACGGCGGCGAAGCAACCCACGTGAGGGTGTCCCCCGCCGCGTGGTCGGTCGCAGCGCCGCCGTCGACGGCTTGCACGATGACGAGATCGCCCGGGGAGTAGACCCCAGGGCTAACGACATTGAACCGCTGACTCAGCGCATCGACAAGCTGCGCACCGGCCGGGATCGTCGTCGCCGCCGCCGCATCGAGCACGATTGGACCGGTGGATGGTGACGCGCCGCGCGGCGCGAGGTTGACGATGTCGAGCTGCCTGGTGAGGTCGTCGCCGGTCGCCGTGTCCGGCATCTGGGCGTCTGCCTTGACCTGCGTGTTCACGTAGAGCGGCGTGAGCTCGTTCGCAAGCGCAGTCGCTCGCACGTAGTAGTCGCTGCCAGGACCGACTTGGGGATCGGTGATGCCTCGGCGGATCAGGCCGTTGCGAATGACGCGAAGGTAGTCGTCGCGGATCTCCTCCGTCGTCTTGGTCGCAAACTTGTTGATGGTCGCCATCAGATCTCCGATCCCATCTCGATGCCGGTCGAGAGGTCCACCCACTTCACCAGCCCGAAGATGCGCGAGGCGCCTGCGCGCTCGACGCTCACCTTGACCAGCCGGATGATTCCTCCAACTACGAGATCGCTGAGACTCTCTTGCACGTCGATCTCAACCTGGCGCGCCGTTCGCTCGCTGACCTTGCCGCCGGTGTCGCGCTTTCCGAAGCCAGGAAGAGCCGACGAATCGCGAAGCGTTTGGATTCTGAGCTGGACGAGCTGCGCCGCGGACGCCATGCCCGATGATGAACCGTCGCTGTTGAGGACGTACTGGCGAGAGGCGGGGTCAATGAGCCTGCACGACTGGCGCACCCCGTACGCGTCAACGAACAGGTTCCCCGATGGGACCGTGGCGAAGTCGACGTCGCCGGTGCCGGCGGGAGACGTGCCGGCGGCCGAGAATCCTGCGCCGGAGCTCACGTGCCCTTCGCTTTCGTGGTGGCGTAGTTGTTACCGAGCCACGTCGTGAGTGCGGTTTTGAGCGCTGCGCCGCCGTCGTTGGCAACCGGTGTCCACCCAGTGATCGCACTCTGCAGGTCGGAGATGGCGAGGGCCTTGGCGAGAAACTCCGCGCCGCCGTCGCCGATCTTGACCGTGGTGCCGGTGACCTCGATCGAGCCGTCTTTGCGAATGAAGATGATCGCCGTGCCGTCGCTCGCAAATACCGCGGTCTCTCCGTCGTCGAGGCTGGCGTAGATCGCCGCGCTCCGATCGTCTCGAGAGGCGATGATGGCATCGTGGTCGCTTCGCTTGACGATGACCACCTGCGCGGCCGACTTGCCGGGCACAGGCTTTTTCGGGCGCGACACGAACCCGACGTGCTGCCACCACTCGGACACGTCCCCACTTGGGACACTCGTCACGACGTTGCCGATCTGCGCGACGATGAGGCCGGTCGCCTTCGAGATCGTGGTCGAGAGAACGTCGAGCCCAACCTCGATGAGCAGCCCGAGCCCCGGCGCGCTCATTCGCCAAACTCCAACGTGTACGGCATGATGAGCTCCACCGAGGTCCGCGTGCCTGCCTGGCGCGATTTCTCGAACGTGCGAGAGAGGACGTACATGGTCGTATGCATGTTGCTCACGTCGTCGTCGACCTTGACCATCGTGTCGACGCACCACGGCGCGCCATTGATCGTGTGCCCTTCGAACGCGTAGTGCGCGCTCACGCCGGAGCGCTGACGCAATGCCATCTCGCGGCGCACGAAGTTGGAGAGCTGCTCGGTGGTCTTGCTCTCGTCATCGTGGAGGTAGAGCGCTCGGAACTGCGCGCGCGCCATGTTCGCGATGACGCCCCCGTTGACGAGCAGGCCGCCGAGCTTGGCCCGCTGGTTGAGGAGGAGCGCATCGGGGTGCCGGGCGAGCTCGTCGACCACCTCAGGGCGGGTGATGCCGAGTTCGTCGAGCCCGGTGAGCTCGTTCACCATCGCGACCTTCATGCCCGATCGCGTGTACTCGCCGCCGCCGCCAAAGCCGGTGGCGATGAGGACGCTCGGTTGGTTCGATGCGTTCACGCCCACTTCGCTGTGGATGACGTTGTTTCGGCTCGTGTCGGTGAGCTTGTGGATGATGGGCCACCCGGCGTCTTGCTCGAAGTCGGGCCGGCTGACGATGATGTCGTCGCCGTCGGAGGAGAGCCAGATCCACAGGCCGAAGCGGTGGGAGAGGCGGGCGAGGAAGGCGAACACGCCCTCTTGCGGGTAGGGCTTGAGCTGGTGGGCAAGAAACGACTTGAGCGGCTTGCCGGCCTTGGTGGTCTTGATGCCTTCGAGCGAACCCGTGATCGCGTTCCGGTTGGCCTCGTTGCTGATGAGGATGTGATCGCTCGTCCAACCGTAGTCGGCGAGGACGTCGACCAGGATGTCTTCGAGGGTCGACTGGGCCGAGAAGCGGAAGCGCTTGGGGTCTGCGTTCGCGTCCACCAGCGGCGAGAGCCGATCGCGCCCTTCGACGTGCAGCTTCGTGCCGCTGCCGTCGCGACCGCTGGTGACCTTGAGCGAGTCGACGTAGCCGTCGGCTTGCTTGAAGCCGTTGATCGACAGCGTTACGCGCTGCCCAACGAAGATGCTCTCGAAAACCGACCGGTTCACCTGCTCGTCACCGATGACGAACGAGAAGGCGTCGGTCGGCGTGAGGAAGTGCGAGTTGAACGAGTACGAATCGAAGCGATCCACCTCGGCGGTGACCGCGTTGTTCGCGTCCCGCAGTTGGAGCACGATCGTGTCATCCTCGCTCGAGGTCGGCGGTCCGGCGTAGGTCATAGCGGGAGGAGGTACCGGACCACCGTGCCCTTGCGGACCACGGGACCCGACGCGAGCGACGGGTTCAGGTTGAGGAGCTCTCGGGCGCTGGTTCGGGTCGGCACGATGAGCGACGCAAGGGTGGCGTCGCGCGGCACCGTGTAGAAGCCGATCAGCCGGTTGGCCACGGTGAGCTGCTGCTTTTTCAGGTCGTGAAGAAGCGCGCGCACGCGCTCGCACGCCGTGACGATCGGCCACGCCGCGTTGTCGTGCAGGTGGAGCACGGCATCCTCGAGCAGCGACGCGCGGTAGGCAACGTGGTTGATGTACCCCCCGTACTTGGCGGACGTCAGGGTGATCGTGTTGAACGGCTTCGTGGCGAGCCGCATCGCATCGGCGAAGGAGAACGAGCGGACGGAGGTGGAGAGCAGCGGGTTCGGGTAGGCGGCCACCTCGGCGTCGAGCGCGTCGGCCTGTAGGATGAGCTCGGCGACCGGCGACTTCCGGGCCAGGATGTCTTGAAACTCGCTGACAGTGTCGTCGAGGCTTTCCGTCCAAGTCGCGTTGCAATCGCAACCGTCGCGCGAGTTGGCCGACCAGGTGAAGTCGGCCGAGTGTGGCTTGCACCGGATCGGTCCAAGCTCCGGGTGCTGGAGCACGCCGCTGGTGCGCGTGGCGAATGCGGCGAGGAAGAGCCTGAAGGTGTCCGGGTAGAGAAAGAGCTTCCCCCACGTCTCCGACGGCCCCGGGTTCACACTGTTTTTGAAGGGGATCGATGCGCGGAACTGGAGCGGCTGCCGGCCGGTTGCTTCGACGTGGCCGCCGTCGCGATCGGCCCACTTGTGGATGACGTGATCGTGCGCGACGCCGGTGGAGAATTGGACGACGGGAAAGGAGACGTCTCGCCACTTGTACTCGAGCAGCTGCGAGAGGACGTCGCCCATCTACTGCGTGCCTCCGCGTGGAGCTGCCGACATCGGCGCATTTCGGTTCGGGTTGTTGGCTGCCGTCGCTCCGCCGTTCGCCTTCAGCGCGGCGGTGTTGGCCTTCATCTCGTCGATGAGCTTTTGCAGCGCTCCGTCATGGGCGATCGCAGTGGCCTCTTGGACCTTCTTGCCCTTCGCGTCGAGGTCGGTGCCGGCCACCGCGTCGATCGCGGTCCCGACTCCGAGCGCGCGCGCCATGTGCGGAGCGATCTTGTCGGCGCCGAGCGAATCTTTCTTCGCCTGCGCCACCATCTGTTCGGCCTGCTCGACGGTGATCTTGCCCGACCTGAGATCGTCCTCCACGCGTTTGCCGGCGCCAGCGTCGGCGACCGTTGCTCGCATGGCGTTGGCCTGCGCCGCGGCGGCCGCGACCACGCCAACCGCGCTGACGCCGCTGCCTCCACCGCCACCGCCACCACCCGCGCCCGCTGCCCCGGCCGCACCTGCTGCACCGCCGCCGGCCGCCGTCTGGACGCCGAGAGCGCGAGCGATGGCCGCGGAGATGACGTTGCCGATCTGGGCCGCGGCGATGTCCTTGCCCACCTGCAGGGCGATGATCGCGCCGATGCCTGCGATGGGGTGCTCGATGAATGCGTCGGTGAGTTTTTGGAAGGCGTCGATCGCCGATTCGATCTTCGGCTCGAGCTCCGGGAGCTTGTCGGCGAAGCGTTCGAGGTACGGCGTCAGGCGTTCTTGCAGGATCTCCGAGACGCGAGCAACGGCTCGGTGGAAACGTTCGCCGCTGCCGGCGCCGACGTTCGCGACGTCCTCGGCGAGCCCCTTCTCGGTGTAGCCACCCTCGGTGAACTGCTTCACGTCGGCCGCCACGCCCGCGCGCCCGCCCGCCTTGTAGGCGTTCTGTTCGGCGAGGAAGAGTGCGATCGAGCGGTCGCCGATGCCCGCGGCGTGAAGCTTGCCGATGTCGCCCTTCGTCTTGTCCATGATGTTGGCGATGAGCTCGGACGGGTCGAGGAGCTTTCCTTGCGCGTCCGTCGTCTTGATGCCCATCGCCTGCATGCTGGCCTTGTGCGTGCCGACGTCGAGCGCGAGGTGCTTCACCGCGGTGGCCGATTCGGCGCTGTCGCCGACGGTGCGCATGGCGATTTGAGACAGACCGATCAACCGCTTCTGGTTCTCGGTCTGGTCGCCCTGGTAGGCGCCGGCGGTCGCGGTGATGGTCGGCACGTGGGCCACGAGGTCCTGCATGTCGACGGCGCCGTGGCGAGTCTGGCCGACGATGCCGAGCATCATCGCCCGCATGGCCTTGTCATCAAGACTCGGGTTCTGCACCCGAAGCGAGCCCGCGGTGGTCGCGATGTCCGTGATCGATGCGCCAGTGGCCTTGGATAGTTGCGCAAAAAGCTCAGCCTGCTGCATCGCCCCCGGCGCGTCGGAAGCCTTCGCATAGTAGGCGTTCATCGCCTTGGTGATCTCGGTCGCGTCAACGCCGGTGCCCATCGCCACCGCGCGCGAGCGGGCCATGATCTCCTTGGTCGAGAGGCGCTTGCCGGTGGCCGTCGACTGGTTGGAGAAGAGCGCCGCCTCTTGCTCGAGGCTGAACTCCTTCTGCACCGCATCCGCCACGCCGAACCCACCACCGAGCGCGAGCAGCGACCCGCCGACGCGCGCTGCCGTGCCGGCGAGGCTCGTGAGGCTACCCCCGATGGTTCGACCCATGCCGCGGGCGAACCGCTGTCGCGCCTGGTTCTTGCGCTCCTCGGCGCGCTCCGTCTCTCGGACCTCGTCTTCGGCGATGCGGTAGGCCATCCTCGCCGAGTTGAGCTGGATTTGCTGGCGCTGGTTCGCCCACTTCTCCTCGAGCTTCACCTTCGCGGCGATGGTCTTCTCGGCCGCCTTGAGGTCGTCGGTCGCGGCCTTGGTCGCAGCCTTCAGCTCCTTGGCCTTCTCTTGCTCGACCCACTTCCCAAGCTTGGCGAACTCGCGTTCCTTCTCGGCGTTCGCCTTCTTTGCGGCGCGCACGTCGTCATCGTAGGCGCGCTTGGTCGCACGCTCGACGCGGGCGGTTGCCGCCTCAACGGAACGAAGCGCCTGCTCGACGCTGGCGATCCCGCCGACCTGGAAGTTGATCTTGATGGGTGCGGGCATGCATCACGATTCAGCGGCGGGATGTGACTCGGTGCTGGCGCTCGTTGAAGCGTCGTCGGGCTGCGAGCCATCCGAGGAGCTGTCCGTCTGTAAGGAGCGCAGCCGGGATGCCATAGAAGTCAGCAGGCTCTTCAGCACTTCCGGCGAAAGCAAATCTAAAGGGAATCGGTCACCCGAGGCTACGAGCCGATCGACGAACGCGTCGACCTCCTCTTTCGTCATGCGCGCGACGATGGGCCCGAGCTCCGATTGGGTGCTGTGATAGTGCGACATCAGCACGCCGGTTTCGTCATTCGTGAACTCTGCACGCATCAGCGCAGGCGACGGGAAGGCGGGTTTCTTGAGGTCCTCCGGGTTGCGGCACGCGCGAAACAGGATCTCGATGGCCGCGGCGTTCCGATAGAGATCGTCGTAGCCCTGGTGGGCCTCGCCATCGCGCGGCAGCTGCACCGACTTGTCGCGAGAGAGGAACGACTTGCGCGTAAAGTCTTCCGCCGCCGCCGCGCACACCATCTGCTCCTCTTGCGTGAGGACCTGGATGGCGATGCGCGGCGCATCGATGCCGGCGGGGAACCGTCGCGGGAAGTCCACCAGCTTGTGGGGCCGCGGAACGGCGGTGATCCTACCCCAGAGATCGTCGCTCACTTCCAGTCCGCCGGCTCGCCGATGAAGTTGAAGGACAGCCGCGCCTCGGCGTTGACCGCGTGGCGGAAGTTGTCCTTCAAGATGAAGCCCTTCGTGGTGAGCGAACGGCTTGCGGCGAAGATCGTGAGCTCAACGATCTGGATGTCGCCAGGGTTGATGAAGAACTTGCCGGGATTGAGCTCGAAGTCCCGCGCCGGCACCCCGTTCTCGAGGTCGATGCGAACGATGGGCGAGCCCGGCGACATGCCCGCGAAGCCCTTGGCCACCGTGTTGACCTCTTGCATCCGCGCGTCACGGTCGACGGTGATTCCGCTCTCTTCGGTGAGCAGCGCGCCGTCGAGGTACGCAACGGCCAGCGTGTAGATTTCGAGTGCCATGGCTGGTCAGTCCTTTCACGCCACCTGGTCGATGCTGAGCGCCGACTGGTGCAGGATGTCGATGGGTTGGAGCGGGATCTTGGCGCTGAGGCGGGTTTTCGGGTTGTCCTCCTGAATGCAGTACGTGTTGGCGATGATGGTCGCCGCGTTCTGCAGCAGATCGGCCTTGTCCCAATCGTCGGTGTGCTTGTTGATCGCCGCGAGCGCGATCCGAGGCGTGACGACGGTGGGGCCTTGGATGCGCTGTCCCTTTTTGGGATCGGGCCCGATCTTCTTGCCGGAGAACTGCAGGGCGAACTTCGCCTGCAGCCCGTCGGCGTAGAAGTCGCAGATCGTGACCTTGTGGGCGTCTCGAATCCGGTAGTCGGAGATCGAGTTGGTCAGCGACCGGGTGGTGATGCGGCTCACGAGGTAGGTCTTGCCGCTGGCGTTGATGCCGATCGGCGTCAGACCATTGTTGAGCGCGCCCTTGATGACGGTGCGGGTGGGCGTCGTGCCGCTGCGCGGGTAGGGCACGGTCCAGAGCGTGTCGAGGGTGTTGGGGCCGAGGCCGAGCGAATCCCAGTTGCATTGCATGCCCGTGATTCCCGCGGCCTCACCGAGCGCGTACAGCGCAGCGGCGTCGGCCGCGAGCTCTGCCGGCGTCCAGTCGAGCTTTTCGCCCCAGACGATCTCGGCGCGCGCCGCGTTGACGCCCACCGCGATGGTCTGCGCGTTCGCCTCGGTGTCGATCGAGCCGCAGAAAGCTCGCTGGCGAATGCCCGTGGTCGGGAGCGCCTGCGAGTTGACCTGCGTCACCAGAGCACCGAACTGCGTCGCGTCCTCGGCGGCGCTGACGATGTAGTAGAAGCGCGAGGCGACGATGTTCGTGAGCGCCGTTGCGTTCGAGTCAGCGGTGGTGCCGCCGGTGAAGAACGTTTGGGCGATGACGTCGACGCTGGTGCCCACGCCGGCCCCGGTGATGGTGGCCGACCCGCGAAGCCAGTTGCCGCGCGTGCCCTTCTGTTTGGCGGTCAGCGTGAGGACGCCGAGCGCGTTGCCCGCGCTCACGGCCCAGTTGCCCATGCCGTTGACGGAGTTTTTGACGTTGGTGGCAACCGCGGTCGGCGTGTCGCCGACGGTGATCGGGGTGTCGACGAACTCGTCGCCGACGTAGAGCCGCACGTTCCCGTTCGCGGTCGCCGTGACCGTGAAGGTGAGGACGAGCGTGGCGTTTGCGCCCGCCGACTCGGCGACCACGATCGCATAGATGGGGGTGTCCTTGTTCTTGGCGATGGCGCGCCGCCACATGCGGTGGAGCTCCGAGCCCTGCCCGAAGAGCGCGATGCAGTCGGCCTCGGTGACGAGCGGGGTCGAGGTGAGCCCGAACGGGCCATAGAGCACCGTGCCGACCGTCGCTGGGGCGGAGCTCAGCTTGTTACCGATGAGGAGGATCGGGTAGACGGTGGACGCGCCGGAGGCGTCGCCCTGCGCGAAGTTGACTTCGACGTACGTGCCGGGGACCGGATCGTTCGCCGCGAGGCCGGTGAGCGGGATCGTGAAGGCCATGGTCAGGCGTCCTTGCTGGAGTCAGGGTGGTTTGCGACGGGCGGAGCGCTCTTGCCGTCGACCTTCGTCGGCGCGTCGAGCGCATCCCAGAACTCTTTCGACTCCTCCGCGGCCTTCTTTGCCGCAGCGGCGTCGAACGCGACACCGGCCGCCTTGGCGGTGGCCTCGTCGCACGCGAGGAGCGAGCCATCGCGCAGCGACTTCAGGTATTCGTCGGTCACCGGCACCGAGGTGACCTCGGCAGAAGCGGGCCAGCCGCCTTGCTTGCCGACGCCATCGAGGAAGGTTCGGCCGATGAACCGGCGAGCGCCCGCGGCGAGCGCCTCGTAGTTCACGACCAGGATCGCGCCGACCGCGCGCACGAGAAGTTTGTCAGCCATGAGGGTCCCTCTTCATTGCTGCTTGGAGCGCAGCCATTGTTTGCAGAATGCAACGGCCGTGGCCGTGTCGACGTCGGAGAGCTCTGAGGAGAAGGCGAGCGCGATGCCCACCGCGCCGCCGGCTGCGGTGCCGGCGAGGTCGCTGGGAAGGCCGAGGACGCCGAAGAACGGGGAGACAGCGAGCGTTCCCCATGTGCCGGTGCCGCTGCGGAGGGTGAGCACCGCGGGTTGGTCGTCGACCTGAAGACGAACGGTGGAAGCGATTGGGCCCGAGCTCGCCGAGACGCGAACCGCGGCCACGTGCCACTCGGTGTCGACGGCAAACTGGGTGTCGAAGGAGGAGCCGGTCACCTGAAGGCCGATGCGACCACCGACAGTCGATGGCGGGTTCGCCTCGAGCGCGATGGTTCCGGTGGCGACGGTGGACGTGACCATGGCGAGCGACGAACGCTTCTCCACGTCGTAGAGACGGAACGCGACCACGAACGTCTTGCCCGTGTCGGCCGCCAGCGTCTGGAGCTGCGCGAAGAGCTCGGCGCCCACGCGATCGCCCGCGATGATGGGGAGCCCGGTGTCGGTGTCGATGCCGTAGATCGGCTGGTTCTCCGGCGCGTTCGGCTGCATGGCGTTGCCGCCCGAGACCTGGTTTGCCCAGCTCGTGACGCCTGCGCCGCTCGCGTCGAGGCTGACGCCGTCATCGGCGACGAACATGCCGACCAGCGACGGGATGGCGGCGACCGTGACTCGCGCGTCGTCGACCTTCAGCGAGATCATGTCGACGGGCGCCTCGTTGCCAGACTGGGAGGTGATGAGCGCATCGAGGCCCGAGAAGTCTCCGTCGAACGCCGCATCGGGCGCGGGCATGTCGCGCTCGCGCACGGTGAGCGTGCCGGCCCACGTCGGGAAGCGGATGTTGGAGTCGTTGATGAAGGTCCCGAAGGTGCCGCTGGTGAGCTCGATGCTCTCGATGCCGGCGAGCGCCCACACTTCGGCGCCGGCTTGGAACTCCGGATCGAACATGTTCTCGATTCGGTTCAGCAGCACCGACTCGATGGCGTGAAGCACGGGCGCGAGCTGTTCGAACTGGGCGAGCGTGAGCGGTGGTAGGGAGTAGCTCACCATCCACGTGCTCTCGTTTCGCATGTACGACATCGAGGCGACGCCATACTTCGAGCTCACTCGGTGAACGGCGAGGAGAGGGAACGAAGGTAGCTGCACTTCCTGCAGCCACGGCCGCGGGTCGAGCGGCATCTTCACCGCGATCGGTCGCTCAATCCCACGAACGCCCGCCGCCTTCGCCTGCGCCACGAGGCGCTTGCCTACGTGCGTGTTGATGATCGACTCGAAGTAGAGGAGCGCGTAATAGATCGCCGGATCGGCGTCTCGCAGCAGGGATTGAGAGGTGTCGTCGGTGAGCGGGTAGGTGGCGCCGCCGTGGTTGAACGTGCCGTATGCCATCACCACCTCTGGAGCGGACGGAGGGAGATTGCAGCGCAGGTTAGTCCACCAAAAGGTGGCCCTCTTAGCAAGAGAGGTTGCGTGTAGGCTGCAATCGATTGAACCGAACTCGGTGGACCCGGCGGGAGTTGAACCCGCTGCCTCTCGCTTGCAAGGCGAGCGCTCTACCAGGTGAGCTACATGGCCCGTACGTGAACGAACGACGGTGACGCGGCTACGTACCGGACGCGTTGAAGCGTTCGATGGCGTCGCCGATGAAGTATTCGAGGCCCCATTCGAGCGTCTTCTCGCCGAGGTCCGCCGCCTCTTGCATGAACGGCGCGGGCGCGGTGCCCGGGTGCATGACCTTGCGCCGGAAGATCGTCTCGCCGTTGGCGACGAACCGTAGCGTGCCTCGCCGCTTCGCCTTGATCTCGTGCGGCGCGGTGCCGGCCTCGACGAACCGCGCGTGCTTCGCGTTCGCCGCCACCTCACCCTCGAGACTCCCGATGGTGTCGGTGATGCTGTTGCGGAGCACCGCGTTGGGGCCGTCGCGGAAGAGTGCGGTAGAACGCGCCGACTGAGCGGCGGCCTTGACCGCCGACGCGAGCGCCTGCTGCGCGTTGTTTCGGATCGACGCGTGAAAGTCGAGGATCTGCCGACGGAGCGCTTCGGCGTCGAAGTCGATCGAGGTCATAGCGCGAGCTCAGCGGTCGCCCTCACCACCACCTCGTAGCGGAAGGGCCGAGTGGTGAGCTGGTTGACCTTCTTGAACCACGCTCCACCCTCGTAGCCAGGGCCGGTGATGCGGAAGAAGAGCTCGAGCGGCTGCGTGCCCATCGGCGGGTCGAAGTCGGGCACCACCACCTTGGACGGCGTGAGCGGGCCGATGCGCAGGTCCTGCTCTTGGTAGAGGCCGCCGCTTGCGATGATGTCGCGGCTCGTGACCTGTACCACTTTGGGACGGAACGACGCGACGAACAGCGGCTTTGCGTTGTCGTAGCCGACGCCGATGCCGACCCGCTCGCCCGACCAAACCCGCTTGAAGACGTCGACGTCGAACAGGCGCACGCCCAGCTCGCCAGGAATCTCTCGCACGTCCTCGGCGAGATCGAGCAGGTCGTCGCGAAGGGTCACTTCCCGGCCGGCCGCTTGTCGAGACCCTTCTCGGCGAGGAGCGCAATCAGATCGTCTACGTGCAGGCAGTCGCACATGCACGCGCCGACGACCGCGCCGCCGAGCAGCGGCGCGATCGAGCCGTTGCAGTAGTCGTTCCCCGGCTGCGCGTTGAAGAGAATGCCGAAGCCCGTGATGACGGGCTTCGCCACGGGAGCGCCGTGCTCGTCCTTCGTGCCGTCGTACTGCATGCCGAGCTGCACGATCTTGTCGCCGTTCTTCGCTTCGCGTCCGTTTCGGTAGTGCATGGTCGTGGCCCTTTCAGTAGATCGACGTGGTGGCGCCGCGCGCTTGGCGCATGGCGCGGAGGTACTCGATGCCGAGAAGCTCGGCGAGCTCGAGGCGGAAGACCTCGCGCTCTTGGTAGATGCCGCCGAATGCGCCAAGGGTGTTGGCCATCTCCTTCGGCGAGAAGAATTCGATCTCGTCCACCTTCTTGACCCCGGCGTAGCCGATGGCCCGGGTGAGCTTCTCCGTGCAGGCGCGGATCTGCGCGAGCAGTTCGCGGATGATGCTCTCACCGCCCTCCACCGTGACCGGGTAGGTCCCGGCGTGTGCTTTGGCGAGGAGGAGGACGACCGAGGAGCCGCTCAGCGACTGCACCGTGGCGGTCTCTTGCAGCCCGTCGACGTCGACCACCACGCGATCGCCTGAGGAGAAGCCGATCGCGCTGGCGAGCGTGATCGACCGTTGCTCGGGAATTTTAGGGGTTTCCGCCGCCTCCACCGTGGTGGATGACGTCGTGGTTGCGCCCGCCAGGGTGTATGGCTGGATGATGTTTTCGAAGAGCCGGGTGATCCCGATGTACGGCTCCGCTCCGAGCGAGAGCACGTTGAAACCAAGCTCGTACTTGATCCGCGTGATCTCGCTCGTGAGCAGTGCCATGGGATGCGGTCCTTTCGCTCAGACGAAGGGCGGTCGAACGTACGAGTAGACGTTCGAGTAGGTGTCGGCCGCGGCGCCGGTGACCACGGCGTTCACGATCGCGACGCGAGCGAACTGGTAGGCGTAGACCGCCATCGGTGCCTGGATGACGCGGGTGACCGCGACGTCGCCGCCGGCCGTACCGGTGGACTGCGCGGTGTACGCCGCGCCACCAGGCGCCGAGGCGACGTCGAGCCAGTTCGTACCGTCTTTGCTCACCTGCCACTTCGGCGTGATGGTGAGCGTGTTCGTCTCGGCGAGCGTCGTGAGCTCCGCCGCGAGCGAGCCGAAGAGGACGCCGGTCATGGCGACGGTGGCCATGCCGGTGGTGGTTCCGGCCACCAGGGTGTTCAGGTTGCCGGACGATGCGAGTGCGTTGTTCACGCGGTTCACGTTTGCGGGCATGGGGTCTCCTTGCTCTCGTTGGTTCGCCGCTCAGCCCGTGCGGACGGAGACGCCGAAGCGGTTGTCGAACATCTGCATGCCGAGGTAGGCGACCCAGATCACCTTGGCGGTCTCGCCGAAGTTGTCGTCGGTGCTCGGCGCGACGCGGGGCGCGCCGGCCATGCCGATGCCGAAGATGCCCGGACCGAATGCGAGGCCGCGGTTGACGGGCACGCTCGAGCCGTTGGTCACCTTGCGGAGCGTGTTGCTCTTGAAGATGTCGAATTTCCCGACGCTGCCGACGTACTCGGGGAAGATCGGGTTCATGTCGCGGTGGAACTCGGCGTACCGAGCGTACTGCGCATCGTTCTTCAGCTCTTGGAGCTGCTGCGGCGTGAGGACGAGCCCGCGCTTGCCGGTGTTGGCGAAGTACGGCACGTTCGCCTCGTCGAGGTTTCGCTCGGCGCGCGCGATCGTGTCGTAGTCCATCGGCGCGGCGCCGACGGCGGTGATGCCGTTGTCGGCCGAGATGCCGTTCGGGTAGATGGCGGTCGAGCCGCTGCCGACGGAGGACTCGGCGAAGAGCACGAAGACCGAGTCGAGGAAGCGCTGGAAGTCGCGCTTCAGGTTGCCGCCGATGATCTGGGACATCTTGTGCACGCCCATCTTGGCGTCGAGCGCATCGATGCCGTACGGCGCCACGCGGCTGTTCGCCTGATCGTAGGGACCGGCGAAGCGGAAGCAGGTGATGTCGACCTGCTCCGAGCCGACCGAGATCGGCGTGGTGGAGATCGCGGTGTTGGTACCGATCTGCCGCGACGCGATCGTGTACGTGGTGTTCGGGTAGAGCGGGCGGTTCAGGCGCACGGTCTGCCCGGGCATCGCATCGAAGTCGATGGTCGCCGCGAACGTGTCGGCGATGAGCTGCCCGCCCTTGTTCATGTCGAACTGTTGCGACGCCGGATCGACGTAGCCCGCGCCCGCGCCGCTGATCTCGCGACCGGCGAGACCGAGGACGTCCGGCATGGGGAGGTCCTTGCCGAGAGCCGCGAGCGCCGCGCGCGCGAAGAGGTAGCCGGGCTCCGGCTGAAGGAGGAGCTGCGGCGAGGTGAGGTCGTAGAAGTTTTCGGGGAGAGAGACTCGGGATGCGACGGGCATTGTGCTTGTCCTTGTGTTGGTCCCGAATCACTCGGGAGCTGGTTACTTGCCTTCGGCGATGAGCGCGCCGAATTTCTGGCCGTACTGAGCGGCTGCGAATGGGTTGGTCTGGAGGAGCGACTTGTAGACGGCGGTGTGCGTGGTCGCCGGAGGAGGCGGGCCTCCACCGGGCGCCGTGCGGCCCGGTGCGGTGTCGGCGGGCGGCGCTGCCGGCGGCGGCGCTGCGGGTGGTGCCACGGGGGCTGCGGGCGGCGGTGCTGCGTTCCCGGCCGTGTTGGGCGGCGGTGCCGCGTTGGTCGTGGTCGAGCTCGGCGCCTGCGGCGGGATCGCTGCCACGCCCCACGTAGGGCGAAGCGAGTTGATCGTGGTGAGGATGCGGGCGTGGTCGTCTCCGGCGAGCGAGCGCACGGCGGCCTGCTGCGCCGGCGTGAGCGACGCCATCTCGTACTCGGAGCGTTCCCTCACGGTCTGCTCGAGTTGCGCAGCGCGCGCGGCGGATGCGCTCGCGGTCGCGCCGGCCTGCACCCGCTGTTGAGCGGTGGCGAGGTCCGGGACGCCGAGCTGCTCGAGTAGCGCGCGCTCCGCGGCTTGCCGCTCACGTTGGAGACGAGAGGGGAGCCAAGGGTGCGCGCCCTCCTCCGAGCTCGCGCCGGTAGCGGGTGCTGCAGGCGGAGCGGCGGGAGGAGTGACGACCGCGGGCGGTGCGTGCGCTGACGTTTCGGGGTTCGTGACGACGCCAGGGGCGCCGGGCTGTTGCATGGTCATGGTGCGTTTCTCCTACCGCTCTTGACCGGGGCGGGACCCGTATGGAGAGAGTGCGCCTGAGCCGACGGCGCGAACCGAGGCCCGCGACGTCAGCTGAGCGCGACTTGAAGAACGACGACCATCGGCCGATCGACGATGCCGCTGAGCGCATCGATCTCGGTGCCGGCGGAGTTGGCGACGTCGAAGGTGAGGTTGCCGGAGGAGACGGCGGGCGACTTCAGGTAGTACGCGGTCGCGCCCTGCTTGCCGGTCTCTGCGGTGACGCCGACGGCGGTGGCCACGCCAGCGAGGGTGACGGTCTTGCCGTCACGCCGATCCGCCGCGAGAAACTGCTCGAGCGTCTGCGCCGTCGGGATGGCGATGCCGTTGCGCTTGGTGCCGGTGCCGCCGAGCTGACCGTTGTCGTTCGACGCGGTGTAGGCGCCGAGGTTGAACGCGACCTCGACCAGCGAAATGCCGGGCTCGCCGACCGCTTCGCGCAGCCACTTCACGCCTTGGATGTCTCCGAAAATAACTGCCATGATGTCCTCGTTAGGCTCGTGCGCTTCGTGCGCGCCGTTGCGTTGCTGGTTGGGGTTGGGGTTGGGGTTGCATCGGCTTGGGAGCCGTCGTCGCCTCCTCGGTGGAGGGCGAAGCGATCTTGGGTGCTGCGGCGGGCACGGCGGTGAACCTGAAGCCCCTGCAGCGCACGCATGGGAGCGACTTGACGCCAGCGTGCTGGTCGCATTGCGTGCAGGCGAAGTGATCGCCGCGCAGACCGCACGCGCACGCCATCACGACGCCTCTCCTCGCTTGCGCAGCGGCACGACGTTCGCTCTCGGCGGCTGCTTGGATGCTTGAAGGAGACGCTCGAGCTGGTCGAGCTCGCGCTGCCATTCCTTGGCTTCACGCAGTCGGCGCTTCAGCTCGCGCACACGAACGCGCGCGGCCCGGATGACGTTGTACTGGCCGTCGGCCGGCGGCGTGGTGCTCGAGGCGGCCGATGGTTTGCCGAGCGCTTTGACTGCGGCGGGCGAGAGCGAAGGACCTTCCTCGCGCAGACCGTACCCACCGGCCGGCGGCGGGATGTTCTGCTCATCGTCGAGCACGCGCTTGCAGACTGCACACGACGTGGCCATCACGGACGTCTTCTCACCGTTGACGATCGGTCCCGCGACGAAGCCGAGCGACGTGGGGCCGTTGTGAATGTCACAGCTGGGGCAGTACATGGGCGGGCTCCTTCATCGGCGAACGCCGGGGCGGCTACGAACTGGGCGACGACCGCGAGCGCGACAACCAGCGCGGCGCGCCGTGGGCACCCGCGGCTCTGGCTCGGGCTGCTCGATGGCCGGCGGCTCCGCGGCGAGCTCGACGATGACCGGGAACGCCGCGATGGCCTTCCTCCGGTGCATCTCCGAGTAGGCGAGCTGTCGCAGGCGCCTCGCCTCGCGAGAGTAATCGGTCTCGGCAAACCCCGTCGTTGACGCGTAGGTCACGTAGCGCGGGTATGAGTAGGCGAGTTGGATCACGACATGCCGCCGAGCGTTGCCAAGATGGCCCGCTCGCGTTCGGTGAAGCGCACCGCGGCGATGACCTGGTGCATCGGGCCACCGACGCGCGACACGCGTACCGCGCCATCACCGCGCGGCTTGGAGACTTCGAACTGGGTCAGCTGGAGGCG